GATGTGGTGGTCCTGATTTATTGTCTGACCCAACACCACACAGGAACCTGGTCCACCCTGGCATGGCTTCTGAATCACCAGGGGGTCCAGGGATGCCTGACAACGGAACACATCTTTGACATCCTGGAACCAAGTGAACCTGACCAGGAGTCTGGGGTCTATCCCGTCCACCCAATGGAGAGTGGTGAGTTGGTGGAGGAGTTCCACCCCTCAATGGTCTACCATGAACACATCAGATTGGACCCTGAGAAACCAAAGAGGATTGACAGGACACAGGTTTTGATTGCAACGGTGACACCCACGGTGATCCCGATCCGTGACCCCCTTGCAGCATTGATCAGTTACCAGAGGAGGGCAGAGAAAGCCAACAGGACCCCAGAGAACGGGTTTGCACCACGGTCCCATGTGGACTCCTGGGTTGCCCTGGCAGAGACGTCCAGAAAAACTCTCTGCAACTTTGCACACGTCAAGTTCATCTGTTGGGATCTCATGGAGAGATTCCCCCTCAAGACAAGATCTTTGAGACACCTCCTGGAGGTTGCATCTGCCTTGGGGTTGGGGGGTGACGTGGGTCCTTCTTTTGATTGTGTGGAGGATCTGATTCACAACAATGACGGTGGAGACTATGACCTGAAACGGGCATATCAGGACGGGGATCTGGAAACCGTCAGGGAGGGTGTCTCAGAGGGTGCAGTCAATCTCCTGATCTCCAAACGTGGACTCCTCATCCCGTTCCTGGAGTCCTTGGGATATTCAGACCTGATGTGGTGGTCCTGATGTTGACGGTGGTCTGTGTCTGCAAGTCAGGAGGTGACTTTGACAGATCCTTTGTTGACCATCTGGAGAGGTCAATTTTCAACCACCTCCCAGGATTCAATCAGTTTGTCTGTCTGACAGATGATCCATCCATCCAGGGACCGTTCATCAAGACTGTCCTGTTGGAACACGGGTGGAGGGGTTGGTGGTCCAAGATTGAACTGTTCAGACCAGGACTGTTCCAGGAGGGCAGACCCGTCCTCTACATTGACCTGGACACGTTGGTCACCAGGGACATCTCTCATCTGTTTGGGGCAATAGATTGTGACCTGGTTCTCCTCCGTGACTTCTACCGTCCACAGACCCACAGGGCAACCGGCATGATGGGGTGGACGTCCGGTCAGTTCCATGAAATCTGGGAGACGTTCCAGGCAGACCCAGACACGTTCATGAGGAAATATAGGAGTGACCAGGAGTTCATCCACTGGTTGGTCCCCACCGGACTGGTGAGGTTCTGGCAAGATGAGTTCCCAGGTCACGTTGTGTCCTACAAAGTCCACTGCATGAAGGCACTCCCAGGAGATGCCCATGTGGTTTGTTTCCACGGTCAACCAAGACCCAACTCAGAACGGGTGAGACTGGAGTCTCCCTGGATGATTGAAAAGTGGGGAGTTGATGTCTGATCAATTTGGGGACATTGGTCCAGGGTGTGTCAGGTCAGGATATTGTTGCAAACAGGCACCCTGCCCGTTTGGAAAATGGGACCCAGAGAAACACCAGTGTGTTCACCTGGTGGGTGAGGAACCTGGTCACTATTCTTGCGGGATATATGATGAGATTCTGGGTCAACCTGGTGCAGATCTTTGCCCTGCATTTGGGGCAGGATGTTGCAGTCCGTTGAACACTGACAGGAGAGTGGTTCAGTTGATGACCTATGGGGAGATCAGCAATGAAGATTGGCCCAACAACTTCACGGGGAATCAAGGATGAGTAGAAACATTGGACACCTCCTGATCCACACGGTTGACATCACCAGGTCAACACGGGTGAAAACCGGACGGGGTGGATGGACCAAGACCCAAAAGTCTCAGGGCAAGGTCAGTGGACGGGTGTGGCCCGTCAACCAAAAGGATCTGGTGGTTGCTGCACAAGACCAGGCAAGGGTGACTCACTCAGTGATTTTCCGTCCAGGTGTGGACGTGAGGATTGCAGATGAACTCCTCTTTGAGGGGAGGAAATTTGTGGTCAGGGTCAGGAACATCACCCCATCAATTCCGATTTATCACAAGGTCCTGGCAGAGGAGATCCAGATCAACTGATGGTCCCGTCCTGCCTCTATTGTGGACACACCGGAAAAGGATTGTGGAAACCTCCTGGGTTCAGGATCTTTCTCTGCATCAACCCGTTCCAGTGTTTTCTGAGGACCAGAAAAAATGGCAGTAGGACTGAAGATCAACATCAATAAGTTGGCATTCACGGACAGGGTGAAAAAAAGGGTTGAGTTCAACCTGGGAACCGTGGGTGCATTCTTGGTCAGACGTCTCCAGGCCCAGGTTGGAGTTCCGTTCCCACCGGCATCCAGAGTTGGGGAATCCCCCCACCGGAGAAAGGGGATGGCAGGAGGACTCCAGGGGTCTTTCAAATTCATTGTCAGGAGACGGGCAACGGGCATCACATTGACCGTGTTCACTGATCAGGTCTATGCCCTCAGACTGGAGTTTGGGTTTGTGGGGACGGACACTCTGGGCAGGAACATCAACCAAGGACCAAGACCCTATTGGAGGGTGGTCATGGGTGCAAACAAACGGATGATTGGGACGGGGGTTGCAAGAGATCCATAATGGCAGATGAAACAACCCAGGCAATCTTTGATGTGATGAATGCAGACACACTCCTGGTGGGACTGGTTTCTCAGTTTGAGGGAGAACCGGCAATCTTCACAATGAAAGAAGTCCCACCGGATGCCAAACGTCCCTATATTTGGTCCTATGGTGACATCACCAACACCCCGTTTGAGTCCAAGACTCAGTTGGGCAGGGACGTCACCAGAGACATCTGGTGTGTTGCTGATGACGTTGGGGATGAGGACCTGGTGATGAGCATTGCCAACCGTGTCAGAGACATCTTTCACCGGACGGTCATGTCCATTGGAATTGGCAACATGAGGACCGTGGCATTGGGTCCCAGAGTTGGAATGTCAGGGGATGACATCACTGCCAGGATCGTCACCCTTGAGTTTGTCTATCAGATTTCATGATCTTGGTCAGGGGTTTGTAATCTTGCCCTGACCAGGTTGACCCCCCATGTGGTGACTCTCACAAGTTTCAGGTGGGGGGTCTTTTTTATCCCAACGGGGTGAATAGGGTGGACACGTCCATCCTCAATTTTCTCACTCCACAAGTTCCATAATTCAAAACCAGTAGGAGGGCATAGAACTATGTCTGGAATCAACGGTGCAGACGTCCTGATCATTGTGGACGTTGGTGCATCAACACCCAATTTTGTTGTTGCTGCCGGTCAGCGAGACGTGACGTTTGATGAGTCCAACAACATCATTGACATCAGTTCCAAAGACACGGGACGGATTGAGGAGGTCCTGGTTGGACGTCTCACCCAGAACGTCACTTTGGATATGCTGTTTATCAATGGTGATGCAGGACTGATTGCCCTGAGAGATGCCTCAAGGAATGGGACTGAGATTTCCATCAGGAGACGTTTCCAGGGTCAGGACATTGAACAGGTCACGGCATTTGTTGAGACAAGATCTGAGTCATTCCCTGACCAGGATGCCGGTCTTGTTTCCCTGAGTTTCAGGTTGTCTGGATCATGGGGGACCGTCAGTCCATAGGAGGACTGAATGAGTACACCAGAGTTTGTTCTCAAGGGGAAAACCAAGAACTATCCCATCCTGATCACCCACCAATCCATCATGGCAATGGAGATTGAAACGGGTGTGAAGATCACTCAACTGTTCACCCATGTGGGTGCAGCATCAGAGTTGAATCTCCTGAAAAGGAAAAAGGACAGGGAAAGAAAAATGCAGGAGTTGGCATTGACCATTGGTCTGACTGAGATCATGTCATTACTCTTTGCAGGACTTGAAGGGTACAGGAGAAAGTTCAGGACCCAGATTGATCCTGTCAGCATGGATGATGTTGACAGAGTTCTCACTGACTGTGGTGGGATTCCTGGGGTTCAACAACCGTTGGCAGATTGTTTCTCAGCATACTTTCCAACGGCAATGGGTTTGAACCTTGAGGACGGTTCTGGTGACGCAAAAAAAAAGACCGGACGTCAGAGAAAATCAAAGATTTCTCAGAGTTCCTAGACAAACTGATGTCATGGTCCGTCAGGATTGGCATCAGTCCAGAGTCATTCTGGGACATGACACTCAGGGAGAATCTTCTCCTGATTGACGGTTTCCTATTTCGGCAGCAGTTGTCCACTGAACAACGGGTGTCCTCTGCCTGGTTGATGGCAAACTGGTCCAGGGCAAAAAGAATGCCCTCACTGAAAAGCATCCTCTCCAAAATCAAACAACGGAAACCCAAGGGTCAAGTTGAGACGGAAAAAGCAAAGAGAGATTTCCAGAAAATGGCAGAGGAAATGACCAAGGATCTGAACATCAAACCGCAGGAGTGACATGGCAGATTTTGGAAATATCGGTGAGGCTTTTGTTGACATTCGTGCCAACTTTGGGACATTCCAAAAAGACCTCAGTAAGTCAACACAAAGACTAGGACGATCCCTCCAGAGCATTGGTGGTGGGTTCCAGGACGTGGGGTCAAAGTTGACGTTAGGGTTGACCCTGCCCCTGGTTGCAGCAGCAGCAACGGCAGTGAAATTTGGGTCTGACTTTGAGAGTGGTTTTGCAGGAGTCAGAAAGACCGTTGAGGCAACAGAGAGACAGTTTCAGGACTTGTCCAAAGGGTTCCGTGACGTTGCCAAAGCAACAGGAACCTCAGTGGTTGAGATCCTTGCCATTGGTGAGGCAGCAGGACAACTTGGAATTGAGACAGACAACATCCTTGCATTCACCCGTGTCATGGCAGACCTGGGTGTCACCACCAACCTTTCCTCCCAAGAGGCAGCAACGGCACTTGCCCGTCTTGCCAACATCACCCAACTCCCCCAAGACCAGTTTGACCGTCTGGGTTCCACCATTGTGGACCTGGGAAACAACCTTGCCACAACAGAGGCAGAGATTGTCCAGTTTGGTCTGAGGATTGCAGGAACAGGGAAACAGGTGGGTCTGTCAGAGGCAGACATCCTTGCCTTTGGTGCAGCACTTTCCTCCGTGGGCGTCAATGCAGCAGCAGGAGGAACGGCAATCTCCACGGCATTCAGAAAGATTGCCATTGCCACTGAGGAGGGTGGTTCAACTCTCCAGAGGTTTGCTGAAATTGCAGGGACATCAGCAGAGGAGTTTGCAGAGAAGTTCAGGACGGATGCTGCCGGTGCAACCGTGGATTTCATTGAGGGTTTGGGCAGGGTCAGTGATGCCGGTGGGAGTGTCTTTCAGGTCCTTGAGGATCTGGGACTCCAAGAGAAACGTCTCAGTGATGCCCTGTTGAGATCTGCCGGTGCAGGGGACACCCTCCGTGAATCCCTGGTGATTGCCAATAGAGCATTTGAGGAAAACAATGCCCTGACCAAAGAGGCAAACCAGAGATATGAAACTTTTGAGCGTCAAGTGGGGATGTTGGGGGAGGAGTTCAAGGACATTGCGGTCACCATTTTCAACTCTCTCCGTCCGGTCATTGTTGACCAGATCATTCCCCTGACCAGGACCCTCCTGGAGTTTGTGGGGAGAATGGCAGAGGGGTTTGCCCGTCTGCCTGGTCCAATCAAGACCCTGGTGATTGGACTCCTGGCACTCCTGGCAGCACTTGGACCCATTGTTGTTGTGGTGGGAACCGTGATCAGTTCCCTTGGTTCCATTGTCCTGGTGTTTGGTGGTCTTGGTGCCACTGCCGGAATTGCAGGAACCGGTGTCCTCACCTTTGGGACAATCATGGCAGGACTCCTCCCCATCCTTGCATCCATTGGACTTGCCCTGGTGACTCTGACGGTTGCCTTGGTTGCATTCAAAGTGGGTCTTGACCTTGCAGATGCCCTGATCCAGTTCTCTCTGATTGGTGATCAGATGGAACGGGTTGCAGTTGAGGCAAAGACCAACGTCCTGGGTGCATTCAACGCCTTGAAAAAGGCAGCAACAGGACCGGAGTTCAAAGAGTTTGCAGATGAGTTGGACCGGATCTTTGAGACATTCCAACAGACGGGTGACCTTGAAATTTTCAGGGCAGAACTGGACCGTGTTGGACGGGGAATGGCAGAGGTCCAGACTGCTATTGCAACCACCGTTGAGGCAGAGGAAATTCTGGAGGAGACAACTGAGGATCTGGCAGCAGCACAGGCAGAGGCAAAAAAATCAGCAGATGAACTGGCAGAGGCAGCAAAGGCACTTGCAACACAACAGAAGGCAGCAGCAGAAGCAACCCAGAATGCCCTCCAACCGTTCCGGTCCATCACTGAACAGTGGAAACTGGCAAGAGAGGAATCCACCACGGCAACAGAGTTTGTCCTGGCATTCAAGGACCAGATTCTTGCTGCCGGTCTGAGTGCAGAATCATCTGCACGTCTGTTTGCTGCAATGGGAATTGAGATTGACCAACTCCCAGAAGAACTCCAAGAGGCAGTGACGGAACTGAAGAATGCACAACGGGAGATTGACAACACCAACATCTCCATCCTTGCCCTGCAATCAGGAATCCTGCCACTGGCACAGGACACCAGACGGTTTGAGGAGGCATTGGCAAACGTGGGAGGACCGGCAAGACTCGCTGCCGAAAATGCCCAGAGACTTGCAAAGTCAACGGATGAACTTCAAAAGGAAACCAGGGACGCAACCATTGAGATCAGACGCCTGGAAATTGAGGTCACTGATTATCAAAAGGCAGGGGCAACGGCAGAACAGGTCCAGGCAAAATTTGGACAGAGGATTGAGGAGTCATCCAGAAAGGGGAAACTGTTTGGAGTTCAACTTGGGAAGAACACCAGACAGTTTGTCCAGTTCCAGAAAGAGGCAAAAGAGAGTGCTGATTTTGCCAAGAATTTTCAGAAGCAATGGAACACTGCCATTGGGAACGTGGTGGGTGCATTCATCCAGTCCATTGCAGACATGGACTTTTCATTCAAGGGGTTTGCCCGTTCCCTGGTTGACACGGTGAAGAACCTGGGCAAGACCATTGTCTCCACGTTTGTGGGGTCCCTGTTCAAACCGGTCCTTGCCTTGGGTCAAAGGTTTGCAGAAAACCTCTCAGGGACGATCCTGGCAGGATTAACGGGGCAAGAGGGTCCTGCCGGTGGTGTCTTTGGAGGTCTGGATTTCGGTGGTTCATTCAAAGGGATTGGGACCCAGATCAAAGGGGCATTTGCAAAGGCACTCCCGTTCCTGACCAACCCCATCACCCTTGCCATTGCAGGGATTGGTGCAGCAATTTTTGGGGCATTCAAACTGTTCACGGCAACCCCTCTTGAGGCAGGGGTCAAAGAGGTCACCAGGGACTTTGGGGTCAAGGTTTCAGAGGACACCCTCAAGGGATTCACTGAGGGTCTGGGTCTGTCAGAGGAACAATTCAAACCCATCAGGAAAGACATCCTCTCATCCCCCCAGGCATTCAAGAATGTCCTCCTCCCTGCTGCCCAGGCAACCGGTTCCGTGGATGAATTGGTTGCCAGTTTCGGACGTCTTGAGGCATTCGGTCAGGTCTTTGATCTGAGTTCAGAGGCAGCACAGGCAGCGGAGGGAAATTTTGATGCCCTGAACCAGGCTTTTGTGGACATCTTTGGGGACTCTGCTGCCCTCACTGCCAGGTTTGGAGAGGACTTGAGTGGACTCCTGGTGGAGACACCTGAGTCAGTGGCAGATGCAGTGGGAGGAGAACCCAGGACAGGGGAACTCCTGGGTGACATCTTTGTGGACAGACTGGACACCCTCATTGAAACCTTTGGGATGGGGTTTGAGGTCCTGGCAGAGAAACTGACAGAGATTGTTGACAGACTCACGGCATTGATTGAGGGACCGGCAGCAATGGACGGACTTGCAGCAACGCCTGGTGGGATTCAGGGTGGGACATTCAACATTTTCATTGATGCCCTGGATGCAGATTCATTCAGGGACTTTCTTGCAGGAGGTGGTGGGGATGCCCTGATCAATGAGTTGTTTCTCAGGAGACAGGAGCAAATGGTTGAGTTGGTGAACACCGGATCAAAGGGAACCCAGGAATAAAATCATGCCTGATATTGTCGCATTGACCTTGGACAAGGTTGCAAGAGGAGGGGACGCAACCAACTTCAACACTGACTCATTCTCTCCTGCACCCAACAGGACCATCCTCCTCTTTTGTCAGGGAGTGGGTCTGGTTTCTCCACCTCCCATCATCCCTATTGTCACTGGAAACGGTCTGCCCTGGACGATTGTTGCAACCAGACTCTATGATTTCGCGGGGGTGGATCGTGCAAGACTCTCAGTGTTCCGTGGGGTGAGTGCCAGTCCAACGGCAGGGACAACAAATGTTGCCTATGCTGCAACTCAATTCAGACAGGCAATCACCGTCATTGAGTTCTCCAACACGGACATTGGGAACCTGGGTGCAAATGCCATTGTGGGAAGTCCTCCAAGTCTCAAGATTGCATCAGGGGGAGGACTCAATCCGTCTGTGACTTTACCGGCAGGGGAAGATCCTGCCAACTCTGTCATTGGGGTCCTGGGGTCAGCGGAACCTGACCCTGGAGTGAACCCAGGAATTGGATTCATCATCCTGGAAAAGAACCCTGGTGCAGAACAAGGGGGTGGTCATTTCATTGAGTTCAGTCAGGTGGTCTTGACCACGGTGGATTTCAACATCTCTGCTGATCCTGACCTGGCAATCATGGGGATTGAGTTGAGAAACGCAACACCGGCACCAGTAGGACCAGAACCCCAAATTGTTGGACGTCCTGCATTCCTATCAGGGAACCTGATCACACCATAGGAGAAACCAATGTCACTGATCACAATTCCAACCGGTGGGGAGGACGTGAACTTTCCCAAAGAGAACCTGATTGACCAGGACTATTCCAACCCGTTCAGGTTCAACAGTCTCATTGGTGGGATCATTGAGATTGATTTCCTCACCCCCACGTCTTTTGACACCGTGTTCATTGGGAACCACAACTTTGATCTCACGGCATTGGTCACAATCAAGGTGGGGGCATCCTCCCCACCAGGGACCACCATCTCCTCCCCTGCATTCAAACTGAAAAACATCCTCTCCAAGTTTGCAACCCAGACTTTCCAATTCCTGAGTGTGGAGGTCATTGATTCAAACTTTCAACCAACCCAGATTGGTGAGTTGGTGGTTGGACTCAAGACGATCCTCCCACGGGGGATCAGGTTTGGGTTCACACCTGGCATCCTACAGGAGGTCATCCTGGAGAGGACCAACAGGGGCAAGAGATATGCATTGGAACTTTTCAGACTGGAACGGAGGACCTATTCATTCAGATTCCTGGACAGTGAGAGGGAAACATTCAGGAACTTCTGGGAGGGTGTCAATGGATCTGTTGACCCCTTTGTCTGGATTGAGAATGACAGTGAAGCTGATCCCGCTGAATCCCTCTTTGTTTCCATTGAGTCTCCTGGGTTTGATCCCCAGGAACTTGATGAACCGGCAGCAGATTCATTCTTTGACTACACCACCACCCTCATTGAGGAGGGTCTTGGTGGAGAGATTGCACTCTGAGGAGATGACCAATGGCATTGCACAGACTCCCCATTCTTGGGGTCAACACAAAACCAAATGATCCCGTGTTTCCAGAACCTTACTCAGTGAAGGCAACCAACAAAAACTGGAGACACTATGGGTTCATATTTCCAGACACAGCATCCAGGGATGGGATCTCAGGAATGTTCACCGTCCCCAAGGGATACATTGCCCAGGCCAATCTTGTCATTGCCTGGACCTCCATTGTCACTGCCGGTGTCCTTGGTTGGGAGTTTGACTATCGTGCAGTGGGTGGGGATGACGCTGAATCCTATGACCAGTCAACTCCCCAGGAAACCATCCTCCTCACTGACAATGCCCCCACCTCTGTCAACAATAGACTGGTGGTGATTGGGTCCTTGACTGACGGAAATTTCTCACCAGATGATGACGTGGAGTTTGAACTTTTCAGGAACGGGTCTGGGTCCATTGACACCCTGGTGGGTGCCGGTATTCTCAAACGTCTTTTCTTTCAATATTCGGACATCTAATGGGCAGACTATTCAACGGAACCACTGACAAGATTGACATCTCTGTCAACCCAGATCTGGGGACAGAATATGCAATGTGGTCATGGGTCAGAGTCCCCTCCATTGCCGGTGGACTTGGTGGACTCATCCTCAATTCGGACAACGGAGGGGGCAGAAATTTCCAATTCAAACGTCTGAGTGGGGATGACCTCCAGTTCATTGGGTTTGTTGGTGGGAGTCCACAATTCAAAAACCTGTTGAGTGTCTTTGCAGCAGACACCTGGACCTTTGTGGGTTGCACCCGTAGGGGTGGGACCCTGTTCATGATCACCGGAACAGAGGCAGGGGAACTGACTGAGACAGACCTGGGGTCAATCGGTGTCAATGACCAGGATGCCCAGAACATTGAGATTGGTGCCAGGGGATCAGGTGAGTTCCTGGACGGAGAGATTGCCTGGTCTGGACTGATCAATGATGACTCCCTGACCCTGGCACAGTTCAATGAGATCAGCAGACGGGGATGGAGAAACCCTGCCCTGTTCAACCTCCCACTGTACGGTGAGGACTCCCCTGAACCTGACATCTCAGGGAACGGGAACACGGGTGCATTGACGGGGACATCTCAGGGTGAGAACCCTCCAATGGGTCCCCCGTTTGGGTTTGATGAGACGCAACCCACGGACCCAGGTGAACCATTCTTTTTCCCCACTGCCAGTGACACCGTTGGACTTGAGGTCACAGAGTCTCCTCCTGCCCTGCTGATTGAGAACCCAATCCTGTTTGACCTCAGTGACCCCATTGTTCTGGGGGACTCTGCTGAAATTGGTCCAGAGGTTCAGGTCAAGTTGATTGAGACACCGGCAGAGGCAATGGTCCTGACAGACTCCGTGGACACGGCATTCAGTCAGGGTCCATTTGGGACCGGCAAGACTCTGATGATTGGGGAGTTCAAGTTGGCAGGGGGGACCCTGTTCAGGGCAGGAAAAGGGATCAGGCATCCATCCAGATTCTACCGTGGAAAGATCATTTCATTTGGGACCATCATCAAGTCAATTCCTATACCGGCAGGACTCCCACAGATCAGTGATGCAATCGTCACCTTTGCAGACACGGACGGTGAACTCAGACAGTTGATGTCAATAGACCCACCACAGAACCGTGAGGTGGTCCTCAAGATTGGGGATGAGGATGCAAGTGAGGCAGTATTCCAGACCGTCTACACTGGAGTGATCACCCATGTTTCTTTCCCACCAGGACAGGCAAAAGTTTTCCTCCGTGACATCTCATTCCAGTTCCTCAGTGAACAGTTGCCCAACCTCTTGACCAGGGAGAATTTCATTGCAGATCCGTTCTGGGCAAAGAACCTCATTGGCAGATCTGAGGGACGGTTTGATGAGGCAGAAATTTTCAGTCCCATTGTCTTTGGGATCGTGAACTCCGTTGGACTGGACACACCTGGTGCAATCAACACCGTCCGGTTGGACTCCACAACTTTCAACTTGGCCCAACACCCCATCAATCAGTCTGAGGTGAGGTTGTTCAAACGGGACCCACAACGCAATGAGACAACTTTCACGGAGATCACTGGTGGGTTCTCCATTGTTGAGATCAGCAAGACCATTGACGGGGTGGATTTTATTTTCACCCATGCAGTCTTTGGGTCTGCCAGGTCTGACGGATATGAACTGAGGTGGGATGGACGGGGACTGACGGATGACGGAACCAAGGACGGTGCCGTTCTCAGGAATCCCATTGATTGTCTGAGGGCATACCTGGTGAGGATTGCCCAGAGGGACCTCTTTGATGACCTGGATGTCACAGAGTTCATTGACCAGGCAGAGATCATGGCAGCAGTGACCACAGGAGGTCCCACAGAGGGACTTTTCTGTGATGGTGCCATTGCCCAACGTATGACTCACAGAGAGGCAATCACAAGGATTCTCACGTCATTCAACATTTTCCTGTTCACCAACAAAGTTGGGAAACTTTCCCCCAGGTATATTGGAGCAAGTGATCCCAACAGACCTGTCCTGACTGACGTCCAGGACATCTACCGGCAATCAGAAACCCATGCCCTGGCAAGACCCATCATCAATGACATCAACCTCCAGTATTTCAGGACCTATTCTGATCAGTCCTGGAACAAACAACTGACCGTTGAGAACACAGATGAAATCACCGTCCTGGGACGGAGGGAGAAACGGGATCTCAAACTGTTCTTTGTGAGGGATGACTTTGTTGCAGACAGGGTTGCCAGGGATTTTCTCCAGTTCTCCTCATCCAACAGTTTCAGGATCGTGTTCACGGCACCAGGTCACAGAGACATCCAGGGCATTGATCTTGCAACACTGGTTGGGATCACTTCCTATTCAGGACCGGACCCGTCCGGTGAGGGATATGACAACCTGGAGTTTCTGATCCACAAGTTGGAGTTCAACACCAACAACAAACAGTTGAAGGTTCATGCCATTGCCAGGGTCACCCCTCCAAGTCTGGGACTCACGGAGTCCACCAGTCTGGAGTTGGTCAACGGACCACCGGACAGTTTAGAGGCAGCAGATGGGATCTTTGTTCCAGGAGAGTGGGTGGAGATCACCGGACGTCCTGCAAGGGATCTGGGGTTTGCCAATCCTGTGGTCCTCCCGTTTGCACCCAAGTGGATCACCATCATGGTTGCACAGGGATATGGTGGGTTCCCAGGTGTGCCTTCCCCAACCATCAACATCCTGGAGTTTGGAGTTGGAACCACCCCCACCACCATTGAGACAATCTTGGATGACATTGCGGTCATCTTTGACACAACTGGGGTGGATTCATTTGCGTCCAGAATGTACTCTGCCCCCTTTGCAGGGTTCAAACAGGGTGACCGGTTGTGGGTCAGGGCAAGGGACAATCTGTTGTTGAGAGATCCCCTCAGTCTCCCTGACGTTCACAGGGTTGACTGTGACATCACCATGTGGAGATAAGCAATGGCAGAGATCAAGAGTTCAGGATCAGGACCCCTGGAGATTGACTCAGATGCCGGTGGTGTCTTTGGTCCTTGGTTGGCTGCATTCATGGGTGTGGACCAGGCAACTCATCCCATCACTTTTGACTCATCCTGGATGATGTTGGTGGTGGGGACGGACACCATTGGTGGGATCTCAATGGGGAGGTTACATGACATGGAGATTGGGAAGGGTCCCACCTCCCCACCGGCAGAGATCATCTGGGGTCCCATGAGGTATCACTGGTTGAATGCAGGAGGAGGGAGAGGGAATCACGTCAATTATTCATTCCCCATGCTCCTCAAGGCAGGGGATCAGTTGTGGGTGAGGCACAAGAACAACACCGGATCAGACTTTCCCATCACCATGTTCATCACGGTGACGGATCAGATCCAACCAATTAGACCGGCAATCACAACTTTTGGAACCAGGCAGATCACTGCCGTGGTCACCCCTGCCGGTGTCCTCTTTGGGACAACAAACACCTTGGGTCTTTGGTACATCATGGGCAGGGACGGGACCGGTGCAGGGATGCCTTTGCAGTTCAATGCATCCTGGTTGTCCATCAACATTGGACTCATTGGAATTGGAACCACAAAGGCACGTTACCAGTTGGGGGCATCCAGAGATGGGAACCCACCGGATCTGCCAGAGGTGATTGATCTTGGGTTCCAGTCCACTGGTGGGTCAGGGAGTCACAATGCCTACTTAGGGGACGTGATCAACTTCCCTGTGAATTGGGAAAAGGGAGACACCGTGTGGGTGAGGGGTGCCAACATTGTCCCTGGAACTCCCAGGACTTTTCACATGACTGCAAACTTTTGGGGGAACCCATGATCCAGACAAATGACCCCGTTGTTACTGTGGTTGGAACGGGGGCAGGAAACAACCTGATGGGGGCATGGTTGGAGGTGATTCCTGTTGTCCTGGCAACCTCAGTCTGGTGTGTCATGTTTGTGTCAAGGGTCCTGCCCGTGGGACCTTTTGGGGCAATCAATCTGGAGTTGGGAATTGGTGACCCTGGACTTGAGAGACGGGTCTGGAAATCCATGTGTCTGATCTTGGGTGGTGGGAATAACTTGGAATATGATGATTCCTTTTTCTCTGTTTATTGCCCATTCAATTTCCAGAAAGATGTCAGGATCAGTGTCAGGACTGCAAGGTTGTCCAGTACAGGTCAAACAATGGCAGTCCAGTTGCAGTTGTATTCTTGAACGGAGGAGTGTGATGGAATCAGTCAAAATTGGGTGGGGGTTTGAGATCCAAAGATTCAAGATCCTCCCCAAGTCAATGGTCAAAATTGAGAGGGGTCAGACGTTCACGGCACCAGAGGGTTCAAGGTTCTCCAAAGAGGGGGACCTCTGGGTCCCGTCCTCCAGGTTGATCACGGGACAGAACGTCATCATTGATCTGGCCCAAATAGAACTCATCAAGATCTGGAGGGCAATCCAGGGATCAGTCCGTCAGATTGAGGACATTGCCGTGGGAGACGGACTCACTGATCCAACGGACAGTGACACCACTCTGACCAATGAACTGGAGTCCAAGAATATTGACTCCTGGGATGATGCCCTGATTGTCCCTGACTCTGGTGGTCTGTCCTTGGTCAAGGCAACGGTCACCTGGTTGAGTCTTGAGGCAAATGGAACCCTGTCAGAGTTGGGTCTGAAGTTTGACAACGGTGACCTGGTGACCCATGCCCTGTTCAAGAAACTTGGAATCTCCAACATCACCCAGGCCAATCCTGCCGTGGTGACAACCACTCAGTCTGCCCACCTACTGACCACCGGAGATGAAATTCACATCATCAATGTGGTGGGAATGACGGAGGTCAATGACCTGACGTTCACCATCACCGTGGTGGACGCTGATGAATTTTCCCTTGACGGGATTGACTCAACTTCTTTTGGTGCATATATTTCAGGAGGGGATGCCTTTCTGGTGATCACCAAGACCGTCAGTGATGTTGTCCAGACCAACTATATTTTGACAGTTCAGAACTGATGAACAGACTCACCCTGGCACGTTTCTCAGAATCAAAAGAGGACACCCTTGGACTCCTGTTCTGGGACGGGAGGTTCAAGTGTTTCACCCTGGAGGATGAGTTTAGGGCAGTGAAGGTCATGGGTGAGACAAGAATCCCAGAAGGGGAATATAAACTTGATCTGAGAAAGGCAGGGAGACTCCACAAGATCTTTTCTGAACGGTGGGAGTGGCACCAACACGGGATGATCTGGTTGAGGGCAGTCCCCAATTTCAAGTGGATTTATCTCCACCCAGGTGTCAACTCTGGACACACGGAGGGATGCATCCTGGTTGCCAACAATGCAACGGTCAATTTCCTGGAACCTGGTGGGGACAACGTGGGTCAATCCAGGAATGCCTATGCCAGAATTTATCCCAAGATCACAGAGATGATTCTCCAGGATGAGACGTTCATCAGAATCCAAGACAACCTCAGATTGTGGTGAAAACAAAGGACTTTGACAAAAAACGGCATCTGAGGATGCCTCTCACGGGGTTTTCTGCCAGGGGTTGATGCTATGACTAGGGGTGGTTTATGAGTGGAACCAATCTCCTCAGATGCAAATGTCCCCATTGTAAAAACTGCCCCAATCAGGGTGTTGTCTGTGGTGACGGTGGACCCACGGTGTGTCAAGAATGCACACGGGGACTCCATGCCAAAGATCCTGAGTGGGAGTTTCACAAGACGGTTCAGTTCATCCCAGAGTTTGAATTTCCTGGAGGTGGGTCATGACTGATTTCAAAAAATGGGTGAGGGGTTTGTTGGGTGCATTTATTCAGGGATTCACCGTGGTGATTTCCACCATGATTGTGGACCCTGACACATTCAACATTCAGGATGGGTTGGGCAAGGTCTTGATGGTTGCCCTGGTATCTGGGGGAGTGGCAGCAGCACTTTTCCTCCACAAGAAACCTCTGCCTGGATGGTTGGGAGGTGGATGATGAGAGGAACAATTCCCAAGTTTGAATGGACACCGGCACTTGCAGGGATGGTCACACCGTTTCTGATTCTGTTTCTGTTGACGGGGTGTGCAGGGAGGAATCCCCTCACCATCTACCGTCCAAATGCCAGGACTCCCCTGGAGGAAAAAGTCTACAATGCCCTGAAGGTTTCAGAGAGACTGATCACAGAGGCAGAGAAAAGCAATGAGGCAGGAACCCTCCCTGAGTTCATGCGTCCCATCATCAACGGTCTGATTGATGCCCATGAGTTGGTCCTCAATTCCTTTGAAATCTATGCCCTGGTGATTGGGACACAGGATGAGTTGGAGAAGGGTCAGGACTTGGACACTCTGTTGGTGGATCTTGACCGGACGATCACTGCATTTTTCCAAAGGGGGTCCCCATGAATCCACTCTTGATGATTCTGTTGCAGTCAATTTTGAGCATTGCCAAGGCACACGTCTCCAACGCCACTGGAGGGGAGGTCCTGGACACCTCCAGTTTCATCCTGGATGCAGCAAAGGCAGTTGATGATCTTTACCAGGAGGAGAACGGGGAACCCCTGGACTGGTCCACGATCCGACACCACCAACATCTCCCACCCCCAGGAGAATCATCCCCAGACATTCCGTCATCCACGGGACCGGACCCAACAACTGCACCAGAGGAACCACCAGGTGAGTGAACTCTGATGCCCATGACCAGGGAACTCAAAAAAAGGTTCATGGAGGTGGAGGACCGGATCTCCAAACTGGAGAAACGGGGCAAGACCCAGGTCCAGAAAACCAACGGTGAGGACCTGGACACCGGCAGTCCAAGTGACCTGGAGTCCAGACTGGAAACCATTGAGATGGTTCTCCAGATCCCAGGACCAACGGACGGAGAAACAGAGGTCTTGTCTGCCTGGAGACAGATCATTGAGAACAAGTTGGACAACATTGAGACGGTCCTGGTGATGCCAGGGGAGGACGGTTTCCTCTCTGGGTTTGCAAACAAAGTGGACAAGGTGGTGACCAGTCTCAAGGAACGGGTCCTGAAACTGGAACAGATCCCAGACCCTTCAGCAACCGTCCTGGAGTTTGATGACCGTCTTGCAAAACTGGAGAAACGGGTCAAGACATTTCCCCACACGGTCCACGGGAAACCTCTCATTTCCTGGGTCACCTCAGTGGAGGAACGGGTCCTTGAACTGGAGGTCAAACCAGTGGCAGGGACATTGAGCAACATCATGCAGGGCGTCAATCAGGATATAGAGGGAACCAACAGAGAGGTGAAAGAACTCCGGTCCAGACTCCGGTGGACCACCTGGTTGTCCCTCTGCCTCTTTGCCCTGATCATCCTCACCATCATCACCCTCCTCTGACCCATTCCTGGGTCACCCCAAAAAACAGATCCATTTCCTGGAACCCAACAACCACGGGAGTTCTGTGTCCAACGATCAATGTGGGGTCAAGACCCTTTGTCAAGAGAAATGAGAAAGTCTTGACAAGTTTGTCAATTATAATTGACAGACCTGGACCGTCCCGTCAGCTATTGTGGACACCGGCAGGGGACCGTGGACGGGCGCACAGAGTTCAGTCCGGTGATGGCAGGGTCCTGACCCCAGAACCGGCAGGACAGGTCAAGAATTTTGCCCGTTTCGGATGGAGACAGGCTGGATTATGCACCCCTTTTTGGACCCCAAGATGACCTCAAGTGGAACCCTTTTGGAAGGGGGGGGACCCCTGGCCCAGGACCCCCTCCCTGTAGGGGACCCTCCCTGGAGGACACCCTCCCTCCAGGGGACCCTCCCTCCAGGGGACCCTCCCTGGAGGACCCCCTCCCTGTAGGGAGCCACCCCTGGGAAGAAGAAGAAGAAGTAGAAGTAGAAGAAGAAGAAGAAGAAGAAGCAAGAACCTACCAGGGAGAAGATATTTGAGGAAAGAGGGGGACCTCAGAACGGACGGAAAATTTCCTGTTGTGTTTGTGATCCTGTGATTGTAAGATGACCCCACTGTGAGAGAGACACGGAAAATCAAAACAGACTTTCCCAGGTTGACGGGGTGGGGAATGTTTCCCCTCAGTTGTGTGACTTGCACCAACTGACTTCATAGGTGACCCACGGGAGACTGTTTTCATCTCCCTTGGGAATGTTCCAGTTGACCTGGGGATTCACCCTCCCTCTCCCACGGGTTGATAGCGGTGGTCTGATCACCTCCTCTGTGTGTTGGGAGATGGGTGTCCAGGGGGAGTCAGACGGGGGTTCTTGTCTCCATTCTCTCCCCCGTTGGCACAAGGTCACACCAGAGGACATTGAACGAGATGGGCAAGGACGGATGCAATCAGACTGTGAACACGGACGCAGGACAATCCGTCACGGTGAGTGACACGGGGTGGTCCCTTTGACAACCTCAGTCTGGGGATCGTATGGGGTGACCTCACCAAAAGAATTGAAACAATGAACTTGAGTTGTCAGGTCCCAAGAACTCTGACTGAGAGTCTGGGACGGATCTTTCACGGACCTAAACGGATGACAGTGAGGGTGTGTCCTTTGGGACCTGGCATTTTTTAGGCAGAGAGGGGAGTTGAGTGGACCCCAGGCAAACCGGCAAAGTCAGACCAACCCTGGAGGTCATCCCTCCAAAATCCAAAAAACTGAAGGTGGACAAAGCCAAACCTGGCAGTGATGTTGTCCGGTTCTGGTGGAAGTGCAAGACCTGTGGGGCAACTGGAGTGATTGCCCTCCCAGGACGGTCAAGGTCTGACCGTCTCATCACCGGCATGGAGGAACAACACAAACGGGCGTCACCGGATTGTCCAAAAACCAGGGGTCAGATCCAGGATGAGTTTTGGGGAGAGAAAGGGACACTCAGAATTGAATGAGAAAGAGAGGGGTCCTGAGTCAGTGAGAGAACCCCTCCCTGAGAGACACAAGTCAATGGAATTTAATCACCTGGGAGATGACTTTGGGTTTCACCCCGTTCCATCACCTCCCAAAATAGCATGGAGGTCCTGACATGGCAACACGGCAGAAGAAAGAAAAAGAGAAAACCCCACCAGTTGAATCCAAGGAAAAGAAAAAAGACACCCCATCAAAAGACCCAGAGGTTGCCAACCCCCATGAGGGTGACTCATCCACAATGGGTTGGAAACTTGCAAAGGTTTTGGGTGAGATCCACACCATTCCAAAAGAGGGATACAACCCACACTTTGAATATCACTATGTGAAAGAGGACACCCTGACTGAACACATCCGTCCCCTCCTGGCAAAGTGGGGGATGTCATTGGTGTTTGGTGCAGAGAGGATTGAGGACCTGGCAACCGGTGATGACCGTGGGACCTGGACCAGGGTGTGGTGCCGGTTCACTCTCTTTGACTGTGACGGTCATGAGTTCTCCGTCCTATGCCCAGGTGAGGGGACGGATGCCAAACACCCAGACAAAGCCCTCTATAAGGCAATGACGGGTGCCACAAAATATTTCCTATATAAGACTTTCCTGGTGTCCACGGGTGACGATCCTGAGAGGGATGATGACCCAAACTCAACCACCCCACCAAAGGGAGGAAAGAAAAAACAGTCAGCAAAGAAGAACACCCAGACACCACAGACCCAGGATGCAAACACCCCAGACATGATGACCTCAGATCAGTTGGAGGAGTTGGAAAAGTTCCAGAAGAATCAAGACAATTTCAGTGAGCAACTGGTCAAGGTCCTGGATGACATCTTGAAACGTGGTGGGACTGAGGGGTCTGCCGGTAGAATAATTGCAGAGTGCAAACGTCAGAACAAAGATGTGGAGGACAAGGAAAAGCAAGAGGAGAAAACACCTGGAGAGACACCCCAAGAACCTGATGAGGAGGTCCCCTTTTGAAACCCAGGAAACCCCAAGATCTTTTATACCTTGCCGTTTATAGTTGCATCATCTCCGGTTTCACCACGGGTGTTGCCTGGAGTGGTGTGTGGTTGATCAACCATGACCATCTTTGGTGGGCAGTCTTTTTCTGGGGGGTGGTCATTGCCTGGATTGTGGAGGTGAGCAAAGATGAATGAGGAAATTGAGAGAGGTGGATTGGAAAAGGAAATTGAACTTGATGGACCAATGGACATTGAGAAGTTGTTGGAGGAGAACGGTGGGGAATTGACCCCAGAGATTGAGGCAGAGTATGACCGGATTCACGGTGATGATTTCCCCAAGATCGTGGAGGACAGAATTAGGTTCATCAAACGGATGGAGGCAATGTCTGACGGACTCAAGGCAGAGGCAGGAGCAATGACACTGATTGCAAAATCAAAACTGGCAGCAGCAGACCAGGTGAAAAGAACTCTGGTTGCTGAAATGGGACTCAAGGGTCAGAGGAAAATTCTGACAGGACCCTGGACTGTTTCACTGGCAAAGAAACCACCACGGATCACTCTGAAAGAGGGGACTGATCTCAAGAACATTGAGTCCAGTTTGAAACGGCACATCCCAGAGACGTGGGAACTTGACAAGATGGAGGTCAGGAAATCTCTCAAGAACAGAGGACTGATCCCAACAGAGATTGGACGGTGGGAGGTTGAGGATTTTGACGTGGAGATTGCAGAACGTCTGAACATCAGATGAGATCAGGAGGGGGTTCAGTGAGAAAGAGATACATCCACACCAAGTTTTGGTATGACAAGAAAGTGAGGCAGTGTCACTGGTTGGAGAAACTGATCCTCCTCCACCTCCAGTTGAGAGAGGAGATGACAACCATTGGTGCAATCACCACAACGGTGACCATGATCTGCACCCTGCTGAATGGAGAACGGGGCAGGAACACCCTGACACCTGAACTCCCAAAGATCACAGAAAAACACGTCACCAAATGTCTGAAGTCAATCAAGAAACGGGGCATTGTGGACATCCAGAACAGGGCAGGGGTCACCATCTATTTTTACAATTTTCTGAGGTATAACAACTGGAGTCCGTCCGTTTATAATTCATTTCCATTGGTGGTCAGAGAGAAGATCCCAGAGGGTCCAATCCAAGAGGTGGTCAGAGAAAACACCATTGGGTGGATGGAGGACAACGGCATCATGATCCCCCAGGAGTGGCAATGAAACACCCCCTGGATGACAAACCTGGAGTGGACAAAAAACTCCTAGACCAGGCAAAGCAAATGGTGATGGAGGAGTTTCTTAAAATGGCAGAGGAGAGAGGTCAGACGGTTGTGGTCTGGGGATGTCTGAGTTGTGGAGGTGATGGGGTTGTGTTGATTGACAAAGGGTTTGAAAACTTTTCAAATGCCGTTGAGGAGGATCACAAATTGGACAGTCCATCCTGTCAAGACTTCCGTCCAAGGGATCTGTGATGAGATCCCTGATGTCTCAACTCCTCCCAGATGAGGAGATCATTCTCAGACCCTACCAGGTCCAGGCAGTTGAGGATCTGAGGGATTCATTCAGAATGGGCAACAGGCGTCTCCTCCTCCAGTCAGGAACAGGATCAGGCAAGACCATCATTGCATCAGAGATCATCAAGTCAGCGGTCCTGAAGGGCAAGTATGTCCTGTTTCTGGCACACCGGAGGGAGTTGATTGACCAGTGTTCTGACAAGTTGGACAGGTTTGGAGTCCACCACGGGATGATCATGGCAGGGAGGAAACGGGCAATGGCAGAGAGGGTCCAGGTGGGGTCTGTCCAGACCATCACAACCAGGGCAGTGAAATCAGACAAGATGCCACTCCCACCGGTTGATCTCCTGGTCCTGGATGAGTGTCACCGGTCACTCTCCAAGTCCTATCTCCACCTGATTGATCACTTCCTGGATTGCAATCCCAAGGCAGTGGTCCTGGGGATGACTGCAACGCCGGTCAGAGGTGACGGACGGGGATTGGGTGAGGTCTACCAGGACATGATCTGTTGTCCCACGATCCGTGAACTGACCAAGGATGGGTTCCTGGTTCCCATCAGATATTTTGCCCCATCCTCACCGGATCTGGAGGGTGTCCACACCAGGATGGGGGACTATGTTGAAAAGGAACTTGAGGAAAGAATGGACAAGACCCCACTCATTGGAAACATAGTTGAGAATTGGGGCAGGATTGCAGATGGGAGACAGACGGTTGTCTTTGCAACGGGCGTCAAACACTCCGTCCACATTGCAGATGAGTTCAAGAAAGCGGGTGTCCAGGCAGCACACATTGACGGGAACACACCAGACCATGAGAGGGAGGTGATTCTCTCTGATCTGTGGAAGGGGAACCTCCAGGTGGTGTCCAACTGTATGGTCCTGACTGAGGGTTGGGACTGCCCTCCCGTGTCCTGCTGCATCCTGGCAAGACCCACCAAGTCCATTGGACTTTACCTCCAGATGTGTGGGAGGACACTGCGTCCTTGGCAGAAGAAAGATGACTGTCTCCTGGTGGATCACTCCGGTTCAGTTTACACTCACGGGTTTGTTGACGGTGAGATCCCGTGGGACCTGGACTCCAGAAGAAAGATCCAGGAGAGAATCCAGGACACAAAGAAAAAAGAACCAAAACCCGTCACCTGTCCTGAGTGTCAGTTTGTTTTCCAATCCCTTGCAGAGTGTCCAGAGTGTGGGTGGAAACCCAAGGTCAGGGGTGAGGAATATCACTGGATCAAGGGTCAACTGGTGGAGGTGAACAAGGAAAAAGAATTTCAGTATTCCCAGAGGATGAGGAAAGAGTGGATCAGGCAACTGATGTGGATTGCCCATGAAAAGGGATACAGGAGAGGGTGGATCTCACACACGTTCAAAAAGAAATTCAAGGTCTATCCTGACGGGTTGGGGTATCTGGAAATGGAACCGGCAGGACCAGAGGTCAGGGCATACGTCAGACACCTCCAGATCAGGTATGCCAAAGGAAAAGCAAAGGCAGCAAAAGAGGCAGAGGGGAGGGCAGGGTGACAACAAAATTCAAGGTCCCCAAAGACCAGGCAATGGGATCAATCAAGTGGTTGTGGGATGAGTTCTGGAAAGATGATGGGATTGAATCGGGCGTCTCAATCCTGGAGGACTTGCCTGTTTCACACACCAAACAACTGGTCAATTTTTTCCATTACTTGGTTGAGACAGGAGACAGGTCACTGACCAGATCTGACATGGATGACATTGAGGAATCAGAGGGGGTGACGTGACCAGAATTTCAACTCAACAGATCAGAGATTTTCTGGTGGACCTGGTGAGGGTTCAGAAAAAACATGACCTCTGGATTGATGCAGAGGAGAACTCTCCACTGTTTGTCACCAATGATGAAATGGACGGGGAGGTTCAGGTGTTCTGGGAACCTGTTGGTGATGGGAAACCAGTGGAACACTTGTGTGGAAAGTTGGAACCGGAGACAGTGACAACTCAGAACCCAGAGGAGGAAAAATCCCCACACTCATCCGTCAGTTTGAAAGGCACCACACCAGATGATCAGTGACCAGTTAAAGCAACAGACCAAGGGGAGGTGGAGGTCAATCCTGATCTCAATGGGGGTCCCTGAAACGATCCTCAACGGAGAACACCAACCCTGCCCGTTCTGTGGTGGGACTGACCGGTTCAGGTTCACTGATCATGAGGGGCAGGGGTTCTGGTGGTGCAATCAATGTGGGAACGGGACGGGGTTTGATCTGGCAGCAAAGATCCTGGACAAGTCTTTTGCAGAGGTCTGCCAGGACATTGAGAAGATCCTGGGCAAGGGTCCAATTCCACAGACCTCATGGGACACAACCGTGGACACGGCAGAACGGAATGCAGTGAACAAGATCTGGGGGGATTCTGTCCTGATCAAAAAGGGAGATCCCGTCTGTTGTTATTTGCTGCACAGAGGACTTTCCAAGGGATCACCGATCCTGAAATTTCACAAGGGTGTGTTTGATGGGTTCTCAGGGAAACGGATTCCCTCAATGGTTGCCCCCATCACAGACGCAAAGGGTGAGATGAGTGGGATTCACATCACACACCTGGGACTGATCAAAGGGAATTGGGAAAAGTCTCCTCTGGTCAAGGCACAAAAGAAGCAACGGAAACTGTCCAGGACAATCTCTGGTGGGTCCATCAGACTGTTCAAGATGGACCTTGAAAACCTGGGGATCTCAGAAGGGATTGAGACTGCCCTTGCAGTCAGAGAATCCCGTGGAGTTCCCTGTTGGTCCGTGATGAATGCAAACGGCATGGAGAAGTTCCAACTCCCTGATCCACGTCCGTTGAGGTTGACTATCTTTGCAGACAATGACCTGAATTTCACCGGACTCAAGGCAGCATTTGTCCTGGCAAACCGGTTGTCAATCAAGGACAAGTTCTCCAACGTGTTCATTGAAAAACCAATGGCAACGGGAGACTTTTTGGATCAGTTGAATGCCTATGCCACAAGAAAAATCACTCAAGAGTTGGTATAGGTTCATGAGTGAACGGAACTGCCTGGGGTGTCAGACCTGGCCCGTCCAGTTGGCACACATTAAACTCCTGATCTCTCCCAAGACAGGGGCAATGTTGCCCAGGAGGGAGGGCATCAATGAGTGGGCAGTGATCCCACTGTGCAAGGGATGTCACCTGAACCGGACGGACTCCATCCATGAGGTTGGGGAGACAAGGTGGTTTGAAAACAATGAGTGGACCCAGGAGAGATTGGTGAGGTGGTGGACCAGTTGTTTCCTGGACTGGTTCACCAATCGTGATCCAGGAAAAGAATGAGGAGAAAAGATGGGAATGTTTGATGCTGAAACGTGTGAGGATTTCATCAAGAAAAAGAGTGGGTTCCTGATGAGGACCCAGGACGGAGGTCAAACACTGGTCCTCCCCACCCACGTTGCACACATCCAACGGGTCCCTTGGGAACAGATGAGAGATGGGGGTCACTGTGGTGTTGACCGGAGATGCCAGTCCAGGATTGATGGACTCAAGGACAGACTCCAGAGAGGGGTTGAGGTTTGGCAGACAGAGGTGGAGAGTTCCTGTGGTGAGATTGCCGTGGGTCTGTTCACGGGACTGGAATGGGAGTGTGCAGTTGGCAAGTTCAAGAGAGGTGGTGACATTGGGAACTGGACCCAGGTCAGACACAGTGTCAACAACAGGTCAGATCTGATCATCAGACCAAATGATGAAAAGAGCATCAGGAAACCTTGGGTCCTTGTCACTGGATGTCTGAGTTGGTATCTGATCCACGGATGGTTGTGGGGATATGAGGCAACGGAAAAGAGGGAGGACGGATCATTCAAGTGGGGGGCATGGCAGGACACTGATTCACCGGCATGGACGGTTCCCCAGGAACATCTCCACCCAATGGAAACCCTCCCAACTGAACCGGCACATGAGGTTGGTGAGGAGGTCAAAGAGGGGGACGTCTCCTGAACAAAACTGAGGAGAGATATGCCTGGTTTTTGGAGATGGAGAAACGGCAGGGAAAAATCCTGGAGTGGAACTTTGAACAGATGAGATTGCAACTGACCAAACCCACACCAGGAACCAAGGTGGTCACCTACACCCCAGATTTTTTGGTGGTCCTCCCTGACGGGTTCATGAGGATTGATGAGGTCAAGGGTGGGTTCATCAGGGAGGACAGTGAGATCAAGTGGAAACTGGCAGCAGATCTTTTCCCTTGGTTTGAGTGGAGACTGGTGCAATTAAAATCAGGTTCCTCCACGGTGGATCTGCTAAGGTGGGTTCCCAGGAGACTTGGTGGAGAATTTTCTCAAACTCATGACAGAATTGTGGAGACTGAACGGGTCTGGGTTTCGGGGTCAGGTGGTTGTGAACTTCAACGGCAAGGGAGTCCAGGACCTCAAGACGATCCACCACCAGATCATCCAGGAAATTGAAGTTGATGACAAGATGTTGGGTGACATTCAGGAGATTGCCAAAAAGGTCACGGGGTTCCAGTAGAGTGATTGAGTCAGGAGGTGATTTCTGGGTGGTCAATTCTTCTGCTGCCTGGTTGCTTTTTTCTTCTGACTTCTTTCTGCCTGGGGTGATTCACTTGCCTGGGTCACCCCCTTTCCCATGTTGAAAATCAATGGTCCGTTCTTCATGTCCAGACCCCCACTCCTGGGGATGAAATGTGTCTCTGTGATTGAACTCCCCAAGTCCACCTTGGAGGAGATCTCCCCCAAACTTTTTGGAGTGGTCAAACCTGAAACCCTGATCCTCCTGGGAGATCCAACTGAGATCCTGGACCGGTGTCCAATGGAACACATCATCAAGTTGGGAGGGTCAAAGGGGATGAGGTTTGGACACTATGCAATGACCGGTGAGTTCCCTGGTTGGTTGCAATATCTTGACCACCTCATCATCCACATTGACAACCCCAAGGCATTCAGAAACTCAGACCAATTCAATGAGGCAATCCAGGCACTCTGGTTTGGCAGGGGACGGGTTCACATCCGTTGTGTTGTCCGTCACAGGGATGACCTGGACATGACCCAACTCCTCTATTCCTACACCCCCAATGACCTGGACTTTTGGATTGAACTCCAGACCACAAATGACAGTGACACCAACCACCTCCGTGGTGAGTTTTTGACCAGAAAATTCTCCACCGTCCGTCTCTCCATCCCCTCAGATCCACTCCAAAAATGACCCCAAAAAGGGTCATGTCCACGTTTCCCCCAAAAAAAAGTGAAAATAATTTAGAAACCCTTGCTGTGCCTGGGTTGCAGGGCAAAAATAATTGCCCAAAACCTTGATCAGGAACCCAACATAATGGGATAATAGTATTAGATGAAAACAACGTCAACCGCAACCAAACAGGAGGTCAATTCAATGACAGAAAAAACCCGTCAAGTTGGTTCCTTTTCCTATGATCACCAGACCGGTCAGATTGCCGGTCCTGCTGACTACATGGGCAGCAGATTCCAGGACAGAATGTCTGACATCTATGCAGGGAGGGATGCCGTTTTCAATTATGGATCTGCCAACCCCGTCCAGGGTGGACCGGATGCCGTGACCCTGGTCCTGGTCAGTCTCCAGACTGACTATGCAGCATTCCTTGGCATGAGACAGTTCAACACAATGAGAGGTGATGCATGAAAACCCTGATGGAAAAAGTGATCAAGACCCTGAGATATACCTTTGATCTGACCACGGATGAGAACGGCATGGTCAGACGTTCAGACGGTTCCATCATCTCCCATGAAATCAATTTTCAGATGGTGATGAAACTGAGACACGTCATCAATGAGGATGCCCATGATGTGGACCATGCCATTGACTGGACAGAGGCACAAAGGACACTGAGAATCCCCAAGGTCCTCTCCCCCCTGCCTGGTGAATCCACTGCCAAGACTCACGGACCCAATGATGAGTTCAAGAACATCCTGGTGAGAGGTGGAAGGACCGGACGGAAAATTCACCTGGCATCTGATGGTGGATCTGGTTCCTATTGTGGACACTGGTTCAAGGCACACACATCCCATTTCAAAGTGTCTGATGACACCCCTGAGAACAGGGCAAAATATCACCGGAACCTCTGCACCAAATGTTTCTCAGAGAACTCCATTGCAAGGGCAATCTCAACCTTTAACAACAACTAAAACAGGAGAACAAAACCAATGAAAAAAATCACGCAAAAAACCCTGGCCCACTATGCAACCCTGGTCAACCAGATTCAGTCCCTCAGTGATGAGGCAAAGGAAATCAAGGGTGACCTGATTGACTCTCTCAACAAAGGGATCAAGGTTGAGAACGGTCCCAGAATTGCCAAGGTCACGGCAGTTGAGAAACGGTTTGTCTCATGGAAAAATGTTGTCATCAGACTGAAGTCTGTTGGATACATTGAGCAAGTCTTGGCATCCACCAAACCCTCCACCTCTTTCAAACTGGTGGTGAAATAATGACGGTTTACATTGAGATGAATTGGGTCATCTATAGGGCAGACACCAAAGAGATCATTGGGTGTTTTGAGAGAGAGGACGGGGGGATGACCCCCGTCATGACCGTTGGGACCTGGGAGGAGAGACTTGAGACAGGACGGTTCCTTGCCACTCTCAATCTTGATGGTGTCATCACCAGGTCCAGTGGAGAAAGTCTTGCTGACCTGAGAGATGAAGTTGTCAAGGAACTCAAACGGTTCCATGAGGACCATGTGAGATGTTCCCACTGTGAGGGTTCTGGACTCTTTGCAACGGCAACCTGGCATGAACCTGAGATCCCGTGTGACTACTGTGACGGGGGTGAAATCAACCTTGAGGGGGTGACTGAATGAACCAGAAGAAACTCAAGAGTGCCATTGCAAAGATGGTCAAGTCAGTGATGGGTCCCAGGATGATTGAGGTGGGAGAGTTCACCAGGACAGACGGGGTGGACCTCACCTCATTCAACCTGGATGAATTGGGTGACCCCAACAACACTGATCTGTCTGACCCCTGCAAACTCTGGGACAAGACCACGGTCCTCCCAGAGAATGGTCTGGTGGATCTGTATCTCTACACCCACGGGTTCCACGGGGAACTGGACACAAACCTCCTGGTGAGGATCGTGGATGCCAGGGTCATCCAGATCTGGGAGAACAGTGAGTCCCCCAAGAATGAAATCCCCCTGGTTCACAGGAACCCCGTGACCCTGGAACCATTCACCGTGGAACAGGCAAGGGAGTTCCTGGGAATCTCAGGGGATGTGGTCCCTCCTGTGAGGACGTTCCTGGCAGTGACCAAGGGTGCAGGGTGTCAACCGGTCACCATCCTGGATCATCTCTGGTATGACCTGAGTGAACTGGCAACTGGTTTTGCAAACTCAACACGGGTGCAAGGTCATGAACTCAAGGACGGTCAGTCAGTCCACATCCTTGGGACCGGATGGGCAAACCTGATTGGGGAGGTGGGTGAATGAGTTGGACAACCAAAGAACTTGGTCAACTGGAACCCGCACAAAGGAAAGTGCATTCCTATTGTCAGGTGTGTCACCAGTGGTTCTGGAATCGTGTCATCACCAGACACAGGAGAGCCTGTGCAAAGAGAAGAAACAAAGCATGGAGACTTGGCAGGGTGCCAGGTCTGAAACCCTAAACAAGAGGAGGAAAGAGAATGAAAAAACAACCGGAAAAATGGTTGGCAACGTGTGTCCTGACAGACGGACCTCACAAGGGGAGGACGGTCCTGGGCAGGACGATCCTGGACAGGGTGGGTCCCCAGAGATGGAGCAACTGGTCCCTTGCAGTTGCCAAGGCAGGAGAGATTGAGTGGGACCACGACGGGATCAAGACAGAGGTCCTGGAGGAGAACAGAGAAGTCACCGGACGGAAACCTGGACCGGTGTTTT